AAGGTTCACACGCACCTCGGGACGTCGTGGCCGCCGCGGGGGCACACGATGCGCATGCCAATCACGAGGGCCTGGGTCGAGCCGAGCGGCCGTGACGTCACGGCTGACATGAAAAGACTCGATGGCCCCTCGTGGTTGGTGGGATCGGCATGGACCCCCATGTGGCCGGTCATCACGGTGGCATGGGGATTCAACTCTACTGGATTTAGTTTTAAAATTAAAATTTTTAAAAAATTCTTTTTGAAAGAAGAAGGAGTGGTCAGAGTGGCGTTCAGTCCACCCGTGGCGCCAGGTAGAACTTGACGTCACCGAGGTTGGCGATACCATACCTAAATACGATAGGCATTTGATCGTCACTCGAGTCCTGCATGAGCTGAACGCTCGAGCACAAACCCGTCGCCTTCGTGAAGAGATTTATGTACTTGAGATTATACGTCGCACTCGTCCGCGTCGCCACGTCGTCCGAAAACTCGAGAACCGTCTCTTGATCCGCAAAGTCCCCGCGACACGAAAGCTCCAGTTTCGTGCCGAGGCGCGTGATAGTCATGTCATTGGCCAGATTACCCATGTCCCGCGCGATGCGTTGGAAGTCGATACTCGGCATGGTCGTGATGACGTCCATGCAAATGTCGGGCACGTCAAGGATGTCCTCGTTAATATCCAGCAGTTTCAGCTTGAAACTCGTCTTTGATTTCTTGGCGGCGTTCTCAATCACGCACTCGAGCGAGTCGGTGTCCTTGATCCGCATGGTGAGGGTGTCCGACGGGCCGACCGACTTGAGCAACTTGTACGTATTGGCCATGTTGAGGCCAGCTGCAATATCCGCCGGGCACGTATACTCCTCAAAGTTTTCAGCCGAAAGAAACATGTGAACAAGCGTCACGCGGGCCGTGTCTAGCGTGAGAACCTTCACACCCGTCGGCGTAAAGTAAACATTCACATCATTGATGATGTCCTTTAAAACCTCAAAGATTCCTTTAATAGCGGATGCCTGAATGGTCTTCAGGTGCATTAGGTCTCACTTGGCCGAACTCTTTAGTTGGTAAGCTTCTTTCGGATCTTTATTAATTTTGTCTTTCAGTTCAGCCGTGAGCATGGGCTGCATGGATGTCCCGTATGCATCCAGGCTGAACATGTCAGGCCCGCCGTCGCCGCCATCGAGGGACGCGGAAAAAACCCCAGACCCGTCCCACATCTCAATCTCCGACGGGACCATAGACTCCAACCAATTCGTAACCTCTGCACCGACGAGAACCTGGCCATCCCCCGTTATGAGGGTGGGCACGCGCGTCACCTTCTCGGTCTTTGGTCTCCCCTGAGTGGTCACGTTGTGGTATCGGAGCATCTGACCGAGACTCGGGTTCTGTTTTATAAAATTCAAAACATCAAGAGAATAATTACACTTGTCGCTGAAGACCAAGAGGGCCATTCTAATACCCGCTTTTCTTTTGTTCATTTTTTTTAAACGCATCCAGTAAATGAAGATGGACATTGTGATTCTGGGGGCGGTGGCTGCGATCCTCGGCGTCTTGTTCATGAACAATAATTCCGTGACGAATTACGAAGAGCCATCGGCGCCACCTGTACCGCCCAATGTCATTCAGGTTATCATCGAGGCTCTGCAGAAGAAGGAGCCCTGGCTGCAGCCCGTCGAAACCATATATATCACGCCAAAGGCTGGTGCACAGAGTGGCATAACCTATGACGCTCGCATATTGTTCCTGGACACCCGTGGATTCTTCGGCGTCCAGTACGACGTGACCGCCGGAGTGTCACCGGCGGGTGGCGTGCAGATTATCTCAAAGACGAGCTCGAGCTCGCCGGATCGCGGCGGCCCCTTCCAGTCATACGCCCCTGACAAGTACCAGACATATGATGATATAAATAAGTCTCTGAATGAACAGCTCACGAGCATACTCGCCGCGTCGCGTCAGCTCCCAGGCAAAGAAGTACAGTTTTAATTATAGTAATGATCAGTGCATCTGAAATTGCACAAAAAGAACAGGCCCGCAGGAATCTTAGAAAAGAAACTTATAAAATTATTCTTGAACAATTTTCTAAAAAGATTCGAGCAGCGTCCGAGCGGAGAGAGGGATACGCCACCCTACTCGTCCCTCCGTTCGTCATCGGGTTCCCGATGTATCCATTTGAAGAGGCGTTGGAATATATGCGTAGGCAGCTCGTCAAGTCCGGGTACAGCGTCAGCCAGGGTCTCGAGGCTGGTCAGTTTATCGTGACCTGGCAGGCTGCGCGCTCCAGGCCCGCCCCCCGACCCCCAGCACACGTGGAGAGCGATACGGCCGATGATTTTTTCTCGAGTCTCGCGAACCTCCAGAAGACGGCACAGCAGATACGGTCAAAGGGGCGATGAGTTAAAAGGGTGACTCGTACTAAAATTAATGAGCCACCGCATCTATCAAGCTCTGCTGGAGAACATCCGCGTCCCGATTATCGTGGCACATGGCCCGGCGGGCACCGGTAAGACGATGATGGCGTGCAAAGCGGCCGCCCTGAGCAAGCGTCACGACCGCGTGATTATCACCCGCCCGGCCGTGTCGGTTGATGAACAGCACGGCTTTCTCCCGGGATCCGTTGATGATAAGATGGGCCCGTGGGTCGCCCCCATGCGGGATTATCTCCCGCTTCGGGCCAAGGTTGAGGTGTGCCCTCTTGCCTACATGCGCGGCCGCACGTTCGACAACGCGTGGATTATCGCCGACGAGATGCAAAACTCCACGCCGAGTCAGATGCGCATGGTCCTCACGCGGCTCGGGCACGATTCGAAGCTCATCATCACAGGAGACACCGGTCAGTACGACCGCGGCTTTGAACGCAATGGGCTGCTGGACCTGATCGAGCGTCTCGGCGACAAGCCCATCCCGGGCATCGAGGTTATGCAATTCACGGAGGATGACGTGAAGCGCAACGAAATTATCAAGCATATTCTGCGACTCTACGGCCCCTAAAAAAACTCAGGGGGTACTAAATGGAGGTGCTCAATGATGCCGAGCGGCGCTTTTCCCGCAAGCTCATAGACGCAATGCTCCCAGAGCTGATAGATACATTCTGGGATGTCTGGGAAGATACAAAAAAAGAAACAAAAGATCGTAAATTTGTTGAAAATTACAGACAAAACCTGCGCAAGGTGAAGGGGGAGTGGTCGAACGTCAAGGTGAAGCAGCACGTGGCGAACATTATAAAAGAGTGCCCACTCTTTCCGAGACTTATAGCTGCCGTATTCGTCATACACGTGAAGATCCTGAGTTCTATTCGGATCGACAAGGCGAGTAAGAAACTTTCCCTCAAGTTGCCTAGTAACGACGTGTTCGTTCACACGTGCTTTATAGAATGTGCCCGGGATATCTACGAGGAACCATGGGTCGTCACGGAAGAGAAGCCGCCGTCCGAGCGCCGCAACGACCTCAACACGCGCTTCACAAAGTGCATCCGCGACACGATCGAGAACCTCGTGCCCACGGAAGAGATCCTCAACACGTACCTCACCCTCCCCGAAGAAGAGTCCAATCTGGAGATGGAGCACGATGACCAGGAGGAAGACGAGCAGCCGCCGCCGGTCGACGAGGCTCTCGATGCCGTGGACAACATTGAGCAGGAGCAGCCGATGTCCTATCCCGAAGATAATTCACCCCCAGCTGGAACCATCCAATCCACCGAACTCCCAGAGCCGGTGGAGACGCCCGGTGGCACCAAGACGGTGGCCGTCACGCCGGCGCCAATTCACAAGGAGTCACTGTTTCCCGACGCGCCCGAGGTGGGCAAAAAAGCTCTCTATGAGTAATAGATGGATCACTACTTTAGACAGCCGTGGTCGGCGGCTCTCATTGCCGCAGCCGCGACTGTTGCGTATGTTTACGGGCGCAACAAAATGAACGGAAAGGGGAATGTCCCAAATTCCGAATATCTGAAACCCGGTGTTCTCGTGGCGATTCTAGTCTATCTCGTGGTAAGCCAAGGTTCTGCACACCGCGAGTCAGTAAGTCTAGAACCATTTTAGTACTTAAAAAATTAAAGAGTTCCTTATGTAATGAGCTCGCTCGACGCCTTCAATGACATGATGGCGCAATTCCTAAACGAGCTGGTCCTCACATTTCCAGAGGAGAAGAACATCCAGAAGTTCCAGGCAACCTTCGAGGTGGCGCGGACCACGATTCCTAGATCCATCATGGAGGGATTTATGAGTTCGATCGGCCCCCACGCAGGGAAGCTGATGGCCAAGGATGAATCTTTTTTTCTGGAAAATGCGAAAGATATTGATTTCCTGAAGGATATTAACCTGCACAAGATCTGGACTCCCGACACGAGCGAGACGACAAAGGCGGCCATCTGGCAATATCTCCAGACGCTGCACATTCTCGGTATGACGCTTTCGATGTTTCCCCCAGAGACCCTCGAGGCGATCGAAAAGGCGGCTAAAAAGTGCGCCGAAAGCGGCGCATTCGACCCCAGCGCCATGCAGGGCCTGATGTCCGGTCTCATGGGGGGCGGCGGCGGCGGAAACCCTCTCGCCGCTCTTCTCGGCGGCGGCGGAAACCCACTCTCCACCCTTCTCGGCGGCGCTCCCCGGCCCGGTCAGCGCCAGGTGCGTCGCCGCGTGGCCAAGAGACCAGGGGGCCCGCCGCCCCTGCTGTAAAAAAATGAAAGCATCAAGTAGAGATGGATCCACGGGAAGTCTTCAGATCCGATAAACTACTGGAGTTTTGGCCTACGGCCATGCAGTCGTCCAAGGACCGCGTCGCGGCGACGACCCGCTTTATCGTCTACGCCATGTGCATCCTGTACCTCATCAAGCGTGACGCGCGCATTCTGGCGCTCGGTATTCTCGTCCTCGCCGTGCTCTATTTTCTCTTCACGTCCAACATGATCCCAGACGGCATGCTGCGCCCCACGTTTGGGGATGGCCGCACGCCGTGGTTCGGCCGCGACACCGTCACGATGCCTACATTAGATAACCCCATGGGCAACGTGCTTTACACGGACTACACGGACCGGCCAGATCGTCCCGCGGCGGCCTGGTATCCGAGCGTCAAGGAGGAGGTTTCACAGGCGTGGGACTTTATTCACCCATTTGAAAAGAAGAGAGACGCCGAGCGCAACTTTTACACGGCGCCCAGCACCACCATACCCAACGATCAGACGGCATTCGCGGAGGCGTCATACGGCCCCAAATTCGGCCCCTTCTGCAAGGATGGATCGGGCGCGTGCAACGTCGACTCGGACCGCTTCCACTTCCCAGAACAGACGCAGATGCGGGCGGGCAACGGCCGGTAATTTTCTGGGCCAAGAGTAATAATGGGGCGACCTCTGCAGACGGATGCGCTCATGCTCCAGGAGCGGATCTGGCAAGGTCCCGCGACCATCATTCTGGATGACGTCGTGCGCGTGGACGACGCCCTGCGCTCGCAAACAACTAGCCGCTGGAATCGCGACTATAACGAACACCCGTACGATTTCCCGAATCTCTACATACGCGACCCCTTCCCGATTCTGACGTGGAATCCGGTCAGCACCTACAGCAACGACCAGAACAACCGGTTCGACCAGCGCAACCCGCGCATCGCCATTGGCAACCCGAAGGGCGCGCCGTGGTCCGCGATGTCCGGGCCGGGCGCACGCCCTTACATCGGCTGAAAATAAAACTAAACTAAAAGTAATATGGATCCACTGGCCCTAGCAGCAGTGGTCGGTCTTGTGTTTGCCGGTCAGCGTTTCAGCGCAGACTCTTCGCCGGCAACCACTATTCCAGCAAAGCCCCCGCACCAGATTACGCGTGGTGATCTCATTCAATCAGGTGGCAATTTCGCGCAGCAGGATGCCCAGATGCAGGTGCGCCGCGGCGACGGGCGGTCGTTCCAGGGTTTCGAGGTGGGTTCAAAGCGCGAGGTTTCCTCCTTTGGTGATTTGTCTCCACAGGCGAACCGCCTCCCGTTCGGTCAGCCCGTGTACGATCTGTACAATCGCCAGAATGTCACGAACAAAATGAATAATCTTCAACCCATCGAACGTTTGAACGTCGGACCAGGTCTCGGCGTCGACCCCAACGTGCCGGCAATCGGCGGGTTCCAGCAGTATTTCCGCGTGCTGCCAAATAACGTCAACGAGGAGAAGCTCGTGACGCTGCCGGGTGGCAAGGGACCCTCGGATGCTTTCGTCAAGCAGGGAGGCACGGTCCTGGGTGGTCAGGGTCAGCTCATCAACGGCCAGATGACGCACCAGGCCAAGACGACAAAGGCGTGGACGCGCGCGCCTGCTCAAAATCAGGGCCAGGGCCAGGGTGGTGCTCTCCTCGCCCACGAGGGCCGTCCTGATAATATCAAGACACGCAAGACGACGAACCGCCAAGAGACTGGTCAGCGCGGCGATACCCTCGAGTTTGGTCCTGGTCAGTGGAACGTATATCTGCCATATAACAACCTCACCGACCGCGAGCTTCCCCGTTCGACCGGCAATCGTGTCAATCCCGACCGCGCCGCAAATGCCGGCCGTATGAACGTGCGCGCAGACCCTCAGGGCGCAGTTGGCTCCATGACGAACATGAGATCCGAGTCGGTCGCCGTGCCGCTGCCACACATGAACGGCGGGCGCTTCCAAAATTACAAGCCGTCTGATTACTGGAAGCTCAACGAGTCCAAATCACGGCCGAATCCCCTGGCAGATTCTCGCAACCTGAATGTTGCCCGTGATCAGCTCGGCAATAATCCTCTCGCCCTCCCCCCCCTGGCCGTGGTCTAGACCGCGCCAGCCTCGGTAAAAAAAACCTCAATCAGATAGTAAAATGAGCGGAGGCATTGTTCAGCTCGTCTCGATTGGCGCCCAGGACACGTGGCTGTC